TCCAAGTGATCTCATAATAACTTCGCGCATACCTGCATCAATGATATGTCCGAGAATATACCATTGGACTCCAATATATAATCCCATCACTGACGCGGCCAAAATACGAGGAGTCCATGAATCTTGTGTTTGAATTTCTCGATTTCGTGCAGAATCACGATCCCCCGCCTGCAACTTCATGATTTCAATATCAAGTTTTCGGCAATCGACAATAAACTGTTGCTCAACTTCTTTGATCTTCAACATCTGTTCTGGGGTTGCCATGGCAACGGCTTTCATCACATCATCTTGTGAAGTATCGGGAGCAAGTCCCAATGCCCCAATCAATTTCTGTGTCGCCATACCTGCAAATGGACCACCGAATGCAGTTGCTACCGTTGGAGCAATAGTAGTTAAAATTCCCTTTGCTGCTCCAAAAAAATCATCCAGACTCATAAATCACCCCATTATTCTTTCTGTTTTAATCCTTCGCGTAATTGGTGCAATGTTTTTCGCTTGAACATCGGAGTCTTTTTCTTCTGAGGAAGAATCCCCGGTTCTCCTTTTGGCCCGACTCCTATTCCTTCAACTGCTCCACTACCCACCGCGTTCACTGGAGCATCTTCTTTCAGTGTTTCGGCAAGTTCCACTGGATATGGAGGGCGCATCGGCTGAGCGTCACCGAGACCTTCGTATTCATAAGAGGCAGGTGCCTGAAACGCATCGACGGTGATGCCTGCATTTTCCAGTGGACCTTGCGCTCCTACTCCCAACATATCAAGTACTTCGTCTGGCTCTGGCTCTTCCTCTGCATCATACAACTCTGGATGAAGTTTGTTATATTCCCGCATCAACATCCCCGCGACTGCATTTGCTTCATACTCTAATTCTTCGAGGGATTGAGATGGTTCACCATCTTTGTATTGAGCATCATGAACTAATTCATGAGCGAGGGTGCGAAGAATATCGGCAGTGTGCCGTCCTTCTGTAGCAACTTCAACCGTGCGATGCCCCGGTCGATAACTTCCAAATGATGCCTTACCGGTTTTTAATACGAGGGAGACAGGAAGATCCTCAATACCTAATTTGTCGGAAACAAAGCGCACAAAGTCTTTGAGGTAATCGTAGATGATGGGTGATGAAGATTCGATTAGGAAGCCACTCATTAGTTTATTCCGTTTGCTGCCGTATGGCTCTTAATGACTGTACAATTACTGGATCGGGGACAAGAAGGTTAGATTCTATAGTAGAACCGTTAATTCCGTAAATACAATCAGGCATCTTATCTAGGAATACCAAAAACGTTTTGAGAATCGCATAATCTTCTGGCCGTGTATGATAGAACAATAAGCGTGTGGCTGCGGGGACTCCAAAAATATTGTAGACGATAATCAAATGATTCAGAATGAGTCGTTCCCGCAATTCCCCATATTGATTATACCGGCGAAATAGACGCCTCAAGTAACTAAAATGCTTGAGGTCATCCGCCAATTCGCTCTTGATATACGTTGGTTTTTCATATGCCTTCACCGCATAGATCATCACGGTATCCGGCGTCAATTCAAGATTATGCATCATAATTCATGGTTCGATAATAATTGATCCAATTCAGTGTATGTGACTAGTTCCGCCCACGTTTCCCCTGCTTCCACACCATCAGAATAGGTATAGGCAAAATACAAATAGCAACATGCCTGCGAACCTTCATGGTTCATTAACTCAAAAACCTCTTCATCACCATCAGATTCCAATACAATCTCTGGTAGTATGTAGCCTGCTCCTGATAGGACTTCTTTCACCCTGTCGTATGCCAATCGAGGATCGAGTGAGGGTTCCCCAGTTACTTCATCTAGAACCTCATTCAAATCTTCTCGTGTAGCCAAATCACAAAGATCTACCGAACCGTGAATGCCATGAATGAGGGGAAGCGGATGCTCCCCCTCAACAGGATTATGTTCATCCATTATGCACCCATGATTGCATCATCAGCACCAGCATCCGCTGCAATATTTCCGCTGGCAACAAGAGTTTCGTACATAATACGATTGGCTCGTCCACCCATAACTACTCGCAATGATGCTTGTACGGTATATGCCGCAACAATGTTTGCAGTTGGAGTCGTGTTATAAGTATTTCCTACATAATTCATCACAACGCTAGAGATGTTACCGGCTGCGTTTGCAGTATACGTGGCGTTTGCTCCAACACCAGAACCACCATTAGCGAATGTAATGAATCCCGTTCCTGGCGTATACCCCGCTCCACCAGAAAGAACTTCAATACCATTCACATACCCCGTTCCCTGTGTACGGAGGACCCAACCAGCATGTGTGGTATTGGCACCTTCTTTAACAGTATTAGCCGCTTCCGCCGCTGATACACCAAATACCCCAAGGGCTACCCCAGTCTTAAATGCTCCCACTGTGACGTTATCAAACATCACATTTCCGTTTGCAGAAACGCCCAATCCGCTGGCGACCATACCCTTTGGCGCTCCGGTGTTTGCGTCTGTTGTATTCCACATTGTCATTGTCGTTCTCCTTTGTTAGTTAATAGTACCCAAGTTTCTTCAATTTCAAAATAGTCACCTTGGCGCTTACGTGGTAGATACCAATACCGCCTGCGGCCTCGAACTCTTGAACGTTTTGCTCATGGTCATCGATCAAAATATTTTGTATATGCCCGTTCTTCGCATATAACGCTTTGTCTTTTCTATACACTACATGAATCCGATCTTGAGGAAGATCGGGAATATGCCGCCTGTACCACTCCCTCTTCCCTCGTTCCACCTCCTGAAAGTCATGATCCCATCCCGGAACTGCCGTCAAAATATGAGGGTGATACTTTTTGATATGGGACCAGTAAGACTCCCAATCCGGCATGGGAGGGAGGGTTTCCCAGAACGTTTCATGTTGATTTAGGATAACCCCCTGTTCTATCCGGCTGAGATGGTCTTTTTTCCACTTCTTCCCAATAACCTTTTCAGCCCCGGCATAAAAGTCACAAATAACACCATCAGAATCGCTATAAATGATTGCTTTAGGATCTCTTAGCATAGTATTTAGGCTTTATAAACCGCGTGTATACGTGGTAGTCAATGGTGATACTGTTGGATCTTTCTGAAACTTCTCTTCGACCCCAGGACCCTTGACTTCAATCTGTTTCGGCTTCGACTTTGGCTTAACTTTAGGTAATACCGGATCAATTCCTTCCCCTACTACCTTCTCAACTTCATCCTGTTTTGCGGTAGCCGCGCCAAGCCGGTAACGATTTTGTGAAGGATGTATTCCCTTTGGCTTGATATTGATACGGCCATCATCAAACACATGAATAACCTCATGGGCATGCCCCTTATGAGGGCCAAGTTTCGGAACTACCATATCTCCTACTTTACACTCTTCTAGTTTCATGGCATTCAACTTGGTATAATACGAAGGATTCTCGTTCAAATGATCCAATGCAATTTCTCTCGCAACATCCTCTTTGGTAGTGTGTTCCTTCTCTACCTCTATGCCTTTTTTCAATTGGGCTTGAATCGTTTCGACTGAAACCCCATGTTTCTTGGCAATAGCCTCAACTGTAAAGGTTGGCACATCTAGCACTTCTTCAAGCATTCTGGATTGAGTCGAATGTAAGAAAGACTTGGCTTCCCCATGACGCAATGCCTCATCCGGCTCTAATGCGAAAGAAGTATGATAGTCTCGGTCAGTCTTTCCAATTGAGTGCCATTTTCTTGACTGGGTTCCATATGTCACACGGTTTCCATGCTTCTTCGCATGGGCAATGGCGTCTTTGAATCGCATGCCGCCGCCACTCTCATCAAATTGAATGCCCCCCGGCACTGTTCCAACTGATTCGCTAACCTTGGCCTTTACAGATTTCAATGTAACTCGGCTATCACTCGAAGAGGCTTTCCACGTTCCCTTAGCCCCCTCGATCTTCCCCTTGCTCGTTCCTCGAAATTGCTTGAATGTCTTTTTCGTATCCATGTTATGCCTTTGGTTCTTCAAGTTTCTTTCCACCCTGCCGACGATAATGCATCACCGTGGCCGCATCAGCAACTTGATCGGAATATTTTGACATCGCTTTAGGATCGTGTGTGCCAATCGCATCCCGCGCCTCAGCCGCATCTTTTGCTATGTAGTGTAACTCCGCATCAGTCTTATGGTGATATGGGTGCCCCTTCAATGGCATGGCCAATCGTCCTTCTTCTACTCTCTCGCGCACTTTCCCCTCCAAGTCAACATATGTCTTGGGGTGCGGAATCTTAGATAATAATTTTCGCGTAGCCGAACTAACCCCCTTCAATCGTTGGGAGGTTTTCTTCACATCCTGTTCATATCCCGTATCGAAATTAGTACCTAGATGGGCTGCTCTA